CCACGACACAAGATTTGCGAATTAAGGAAATTGATATGACAAGTTCCAATTCATCAGAAATTGTGTTGGACTTCTCCCCGACCTTTGCAGGTGCTGTGCCTGTACGGGCCGGTCAACCCGCGGACCCTAGGGTGCGCCCTATCCCTCCGGGCGTTACACAGCCCACCACGTTTTTACGTGGTGTGTCGCGAGAAGATGTTGACGTTGATGTCAAAGAAGACGAGCCGGCACCACGGCCGTCACCATCCGCTCCATCACCGTCAGCACCACCTATGCCAGACCCCGAACCTGCGCGTCCACGTCCACCCCACGTCCAGAATCCACCACGCCACCGCGATTGGTATTACCATAATGGAATGGGTGCTCAACCACTTTATCAACCTTTTCCAGTTAGTGATGAAGTGGCTGAAGGCTATGCTGATAGCCCCTTATTTCGAAGACGACGCGCTTGTTCGCTTAGAGGCTGTAGCAACTCTCACCCCCACTCAGCGATGGGTAGGGGTTTGGGCTATTCGCGCGCGATACAGCAGGCATGCAGTGGTATGCATCGTAGAACGTTTCACATTGTTCTTGTAGGTGGTCACGTCTCCATTGCTAATCGTCTTTTATACGTGGCCACGTCCCAAGTTTTCAATGCTGAGCATCAGTCGTTATACGATGCTATCCAAGATAGACAAGTCGACGCTTGGATGCAACACCGGGTTCGTGACAACAACTGCTTAGTTGCCATTGACGTTGTCAACCCGGAGTTTGAAACTTCTGACGTCGCCCACACGGAACAGGTGCCCATTACCGGAGTTCGGTACTTCAAACGCACGCTGGCCCGTTATGTTCGCGACTTCTCCGAACACAACCGTGGTAGGGACTATGCTTTTATCTTCACCCACTCACTATATTACATCGACCCCGATCAGCTTGCCTGTATCGTCAGTCGATTGCCGCATGCCCGGTACTATAGTGTTCACCATCCGTTTTACACGACCCCATACATAGATGTGGAATATGTCAAGTGTTTTGGTGACATCACTTACCGCCGGACTATTAGTGAGATTGGTCCTCAGATAACCTGCCAGGTTGGGGAGGCAGAAATATACCAACACCCCGACTTGTCGTGGATGAACTACACTCAACATCATAACGATTGCTGTTGTGGCGCTCACAACCTCGAATACAGTGTAGTGGTCCATGACCCCGTTTTCTTCCTGCATATCGTGCAATTCCAAAACACCTCTCGGCGCAAACCTCGCGAATTACGTAGGTACCCGAATATGAAGTGGCTGAAGTTTCAACAATCAGACCCATTATACACCCGATGGTCAGAGCTCGTGCCCAGCTTCCTTGATGGACCGATGACCTGGTTGACTAGCAAAGAGATAGATGTCGCTGTGCCGTTCGTCGATTATGACCGTGCCATCACTGGTTTCAAGTCAACGCGTAGATTGAATAGCAACGTGAACCAACTTCGCATCACGCTACGCGCTTCGAAGCTCAGTGATATTCAAATCGACGCTATAATTCAAGCTTGTGTTAGGTGCAGCGACCACACGCTGGATGTGCAACGACATCATCTCCAACCCATCCGTCGTTTAGCTCGAACCAAGTCGATAATGACTCAAGCTAGTACTGCCACGCCACGATGGATCGATAAAGTCACCAGCTCATTACTCGGGTCCTTGGTGTCAACTATCAAGCCACGATTAAACTTCTAGAGGGCCGCGCCGCGAGTTATCGTGACGTGGCCCTTGAGGAGTACCCATACCCTTTTTCTTATGTCGGTACGCCGGTCGCATTTCCTGCAGTCCGCTATCCGATTAAAGATAAAGGTATACCCGTATGTCCGAGGCATTCAAAGAAGGTCCATTTAAGACCGGAGCGAATGCGCTCCTGTGATGTGCTCTCGGACCTGCGTTGCACATTATTCGGCCCATACGTACCTACAGCCGTGGTTGGTTGTGGCGTCCACGATCAGGAGGCTATGATCAACTCACTTAACCAACGTCTCTTACGCCGCCAATTGCCGCATCTCGAGGATGATTGTGAAGACACTCTGTGCTTCGACATTCTTGATGATGAACTGCGCAGTTGGTTTGAGACTACTGAGGTGATCTACTGCTCTCAAGAGGAGTGGATATCGAAGCAGAAAACCGGTGTTAAAGATCGTCAACGAGCTTTGAGGGAGTTCGATTCGGTCCGACACAGTTCCGACATCTATGGCGAACACCGTGCTCACCTCAAGACAGAGAAACAAATAGTGCAAGTCGACGGTAAACTGGTACCGCGAAATGAACGTCTAATTTTAGGCGCTGGCGACGAGGAAAATGCAGACTTAGGTAAGTATATAACGACTGTTCAGCATTCCCTAGTCCAGCACCAAGAAAAAGACCTAGAAAACGGCGTCATATCACCATATTTCACCACGTGTGGCATGAATCTTGTTCGTGCGGGGCAAGTAATACAGATGTTTTACGAGTTAGGTTATATCTTAATCTACTGCTTTGACAAATCCGCGTTCGATGCCACTGTCTCTGGCAAGGCTTTGGCGTTCGAACGACTCGTTTACACTTTAGTGTTCGCTCCAAACGATCGCGTGAAGAGGGCTTTAATCTCACAGACGAACCGACGTGTTTCCTGCGCAAATGGTGTGAGAGTGACGGAGCTACTCAACAGGCGAGGCTCAGGTGATCCAAACACAACGTGTGGTAACACCATAATTTGTGGTTGCACTACGCGCTATACCTTAAGACACCTAGGCATACAGGACCATGTCATCTTTTCAACTGGTGACGACATGTTGGTGATGACAAAGACGCCACTTGATATCGCGGCATTCGTTGAGCATCAACGCCAGCAATTTGGCTTTGTGAATCGGGTTGTGGGACCATGTTCACCCGCCAATGTCGATTTCCTGTCCTGCCGATTACTACCTGCCGTGGTTGGCGATCACGAGCAGTGGGTCCTATCTCCACTAATCGGCAAGTGCTTGGTCAAAGCATTTTGGACTGTTTCTCTATATGCTAGGATCTACCCATCCCGAGTGGCGCGTGCTGTGTGCAAATCACTGCGCTGCTTGTTCTCCGCCGACCCTATTGCTTTGAGGTTTGTTGACTTTGTGCAGCAATCTTACGGCGATGGGCCGGTCGCTAACACCAAACACATACCGACCTATGGCATCACCTACTTGTTTGATGCCAATGCGCCTGATTTTGGGCCAAGCGATGATTACTACGACTGGAACCACGATCGTTACGGCCAAGATCTGCGCTGGTTGATGGAAGTACCAGATTCCTGGGACAACCGGCAGCCGGTGCAGCCTTATTCATTGCCTACCAGTGTAGTAAATCGTGATGGTGGTGTTTGAGTACGAGCATGTTTTACCGGGCTTCACGAACCCGCTCAACAGAGTGTCTGAGACTTAGGTCCAGTTTTACAAGATTTAAATGGCTGAAGCAAGGAGAAGAAGAAGAAAGAAAGCTCGAGCTACCAAGCTTAAACTTGCGTTAGCTCAGCAATCGCGGACGCTACGTGGGCAGCGTGAGCTCATAGAAGCTGGGCAGCGTTTGCCTATCGGATCGTCTGAGCATTACCGGGCTATTGTCCGAGAAGAATTGGATAAAGCGGCGAAGAGATTGGACATAGGCCATCCTGGTCTACGGTTCGCGGATATGGTTCTTGACCCATTTGGGCAGTCTAGTCGGGGCCCTATGCAGCAGGCCGCTATATTGCCTGATGGTTCAGAGTGTTATCCGCTTGTCTTTACTGTAACTGTTGGCTGGTCTGGAGCAACGTCAACATCAGGCGTCATCCAGATCATGCCACCCAATGGCAACAATGCTGGTGGGGTTCGCATAGCTCATGGCAACTCAATATGGAACCCCGCCGCATCGCCCACAGGTCATACCGACACAACCTGGAATGAAAACACCATAGGCTTGTCAATCCTTGGCGCCACCTCGCGCTTCACCATCACAGCAGCCGGAATCCGCGTTGTCACTCAATCTGGTGCTGACGCTAGTGACGGAATGTTGTTTGGTGGTCGTAGCGTTGTGCCTTTGGCTACCGGTGCTGGGGCTTGGACAACCTATTCCTACGTTCTCGATGACTATGACGCAGAGGCTCATACTGTCACGAAAGGTATCACCACTCGGGCCCGTTTTGACCAGGAAAACTATACTTTCGCAGGACCAATAGCTGACCAATATTCGAATTATTACACACACGGGACATTACCTCATGTCTTCTTCGATGGTTTGAACGCCAACGGGTCAATTAGTGTTTCTGCTGTATTGCACGTGTCTGTCCGTTGGAAACGAGTAACACCGATCCCTGCTGCGGTTTCTCACTACGAACCTGAACTTGATCAGATAATCCACTACGTCAACTCACAAGACTTCGTCGTTAGTGGTCATTCATTCAAGAGTTTCATTCAGAAGATAGGCCGTGGTATTGGATCTATTTTCCGCTTCGTACGCGATGAGGTTATCCCACTTGTCGGACCGGTCAGCACTGCTATCCGGTCTGTCAAAGGTAAATAAACCTCTGAGCGGCCACATCGAGTTTCTCGAACCCGCTTGGGTTTGTCCTATTCGGTGTGAAATGCAGCAACAGTGTGGGTGGTTACAGATTTGCAGCATT